TTTCAAGCTCGCATGGTGAAATTTTGGCGCGACACGATGCGTCAAGGCGGTTCTGAGATGATGGATCATTCACCCGTCCTCGCCGCAAGAATCTCAGTAAATGGTAGTCCTTTCACCGATGTGTTCACGGCCACCACGAACACGTGTCCTACCTTTGAGAATGGAGACTTTGTCGACGGGGAGTGTGAAAACGCTGTACCTGTTCACGCAGGGGTCCTCACCAACCCAGGCACGATGAAGCATTTCTACAGCAACATGGCCTTCCGTCGGGTCAGGTGGGTCCAGGAAGTCTTTGCGTGCCAGAAATTTCCCGCCGAGTCAGTTGATAAGCCCACTGTCGTGGACGGTAAGGATTACGTGTCTCCTTGGCCTTTCGAATCTATCTCGGATTCTCCCATCAATTTCCGGGATACACAGTCTGTAGTGTGTGCGAACTGTCACGCGACGATGAACCACATCGCTCCTCTATTCGCTAACTTCGATGCCGAAGGCATGTGGGTGGGAGAGAGCTCAGTGAGCACACCCGTGCTTCCGGAACCGGTGACGACTGAAGTAGAACATTGGCTTTCTTCTGGCGAAAAGACGGCATGGCGCTTTGGAAGCGAGGCTGATGATCTCCCAGCATTTGGCGCAGCAATTGCTGATGATCCTATCATTGCTGACTGCGTCACGACTCGCCTGTGGAACATGGTCATGTCGAAGGAGGATGTCGTCAACGATCTCGCCACTGTTCCTCCTGAAGTCCTCGATCCCCTCGTGGAAAAGTTCGAGTCCACGGGGATGAATGTGAAAGAGACTCTCCGCTTCATGTTGAAGCACGATGATTTTGTAAATTTTTGAAGCAGGAAAAACATCATATGAATTACAAAAGATTATTCTTGAGCCTCCCATTGGCCTTCCTTAGCCTATCCTGCGGTCTAGATACACCTGATGGTCTCCTACCACCTGTCGAAGATCCCAAAACAGACCCACCACCTGAGGAACCTCCGCCTCCTGACGATTACACGGGCAGCGAAGACAACACTTTCGATCATATGTCAGGACTAGGTGAAGACGGAAACAAGGATCCCTTGGAGGTGCTCGCCCAACGTCAGGATGAGGGCCCGCCGGAGATCAGGACGAGGTTGCATTCCTGTCAGAAGATTCCAGTTGCGACATTACGAAATATTCTAGAAAATTTCGGTGTTAATCTATCAGCAACAGGAGATCCTCCGACAGCAGGACAATTGTTGAATGACGGAACAGGCCCGTTGGGCGCTGCTGTCTATGATGCACGAGTTGGTGAGACGACAGTATGGACATCTTCAGGCGCAGCGAAGCAATTCGACATCTTCGTTCAAGCGGCACCGGAAATCATTGCTGCACTTCCATCTATGGCACAGTGTCAGGAGTCAGGCGTCGGAGCACCCATCTTTGATGAGAATGGTTGGTGTTTGGAGGCTGGTGTGACGTGTCTCTTAGGAAAACCTGCCACGCAACAACACCTTGCGATTTGTACTGACTTGGTCATTAATGCATCAACTCCTGAAAAGGGTCAAGCAATCGCAATCGCAACTTTGCTATCCGCAGCACATTCTTGCGAGTGAAAGGAAAACAATGTCAAACCTAAAAGATCTACGTGGACAATCAAGAAGAAGATTCCTAAAGTGGACCGCAGCCGCAGGCGCAGCTCTGGCCCTCGATCGATCACAAGTGTTAAATGTTATTAGCGATTCTGCAGGTTCTGCGATGGCGGACGAGGCCTCATGCTCAACCACAATGAGATCAGTTCATCTCGTGGCAGGTGATGGTGGATTCGCATGGTTCCAGTTATTATGGCCTCACAATGAAGTAGCCACATCAACCAATAATAATTTCGCATTCCATGCCCAGGGACAACAGCTTAAAGCCACAGACACCGATAAGACATTGTATCATGTTCCACAATCACCGTGGACAAAAAGAGATAAATTGAAGAGGATCTCTGCATTCATGGCAGGTACTAACCAGACCCACACACCTACACCTGGATCTGCCGCGTCGGTAGGAGCAGGTCAAAGCATGCTGGCAGTTTGCTCTTCCGTTCAAAGGGCAAATCCAACGCTTCTTCCCGTCATCGGCATTACACCTCTTGCATTCGGGACTGCGCCTGGTGCACCTCAACTTGCCACGGTAGGAAACGCGGATGGCATGGTTCAGTTGTTCAACAGCGCCGCAAGCCGATCTATCCTCGAAGTAGAGAGCGATGCACAACTCTTTGAGGCATACTACAAGACATTCCTCGGTCTAAATACAGCTGCTACTAGGCCAACTGTTCAACGTCCTCTAGACATCGGAAAGAAGAGTGCAAACTTCCTTGGAAAAAACCTGGCAGCACTCTTGGAACCAACCCAAGATGACCTAATGAGATACGGCGTTGTAGACTCTACGCCTAATAAGCTACGTGAGTTGGCAAAGACTCTCATCACCACATCGAAGGCTTTCAAGTTAGGTCTCACATCTTGCGTGGCACTTCCTGTCATGCGAGACGATCCTCACGGAGCATTTGCTGACATGGGAACCCTACTTGCCACAGTGAATCATCTAGGACTCATCCTTGATGAGTTCATGAATGACCTTGCAGCAACACCCGATCCAACATGTTCAGGAAAGACCCTTGCCGACAACGTAGTCATCACAGTCCATGGAGATACTCCAAAGACACCGCTCGAACGAGGAGGATGGCCTGATGGAACCCCCGGTAATTCAAATTGGTTGTATGTAATGGGTAATGGATACACTAAAACAGGATGGTTTGGAGGAGTAAAAGCCGACGGATCTATTTTAGGGTTCGACCCGACGACAGGTAATGATGTGCCCAACCAATCTGCAAATACTACATCTTCATCTGCCGGAGCTGCCGTCGCCTTTACTGTTGCCAAAGGTGATAGACGCAGAGTTGAAGAATTTTATACGGGACCATGGATTTCAGGAATTATTAACCAAAATCCTATTTAAATTTTACTAATTAGACAATAATTACCCATAACCATCTTTCATGGGGGAAAATCATGCCAAAAGTAACCATTAGTGATTCGCAAGGTCTCATTCAATCTGCAGGTTCAGGGTTGCAGATCAATTCTTCAATTTCTCTAACTTCTTTGCCAACTACGGCTGTTTCATCACAAACTTCAGCTGGCACATTGAACGTGCCTGGCGTTTATACATTATCTGGCTCTTCAGCATTGACTTGGGTGATGCCTCTTGCGTCTTCAGTCGCCGGAGGAACTTTCGTTTTTAGAAGTGCTTCAGCTCACGCTCACGTTTTAACAGGTTCTCAAGAAACTAGCGGTAAGAAAGTGTTTGCTGGCATGGCAGGTGCTACTCCCGCTAACGAAGGCAGCGCACTAGCTCTTGAAAATGTCCAAGGGTCTTCCGTCGCACTTATCAGCGACGGAAATAAATTCCTTGTCATGGCTGCTTCTGGTAGCTGCGTCATCAGCGGGATTTGATTAACGAAAGAACAAAAATCATGTCTAAAATAACTATCGACGATTCAAGGGGGGTAGTAGAAGAGGAAGGATCTGGATTACAAATAAATTCTTCTATTTCTATGAGTTCTCTTCCTACGGTAAGAGTTTCATTGAAAACTAACCCAGGAAATATAACGAGACCTGGCGCATACGACTTAAATTACGACTTCGCCACCACTTGGATCATGCCACTCGCGTCGTCTGTTCCAGGAGGAGTATTCGTGTTTCGTACTTCAGACGGATCCCCCCACAATCTAACAGGTTCTCAAGAAACTGGTGGCACGAAAGTATTTGCTGGCATGGCAGGAACAACGCCTAATAACCAAGGTAGCAAATTAACTTTAGAAACAGGAACAAATAAATCAGTTTCTCTTATAAGCGATGGAAGATCATTTTTAGTCATGGCTGCTTCTGGTAGCTGCACCATCAGCGGGATTTGATTTAAGAAATCATGAATAAAATGGATAATGGATCGTGTGTACACACGATCCATTTTTATCTTATATTCAATCCGTGGAATCCAAGAGGCACAGAGGGCAAATAAAGTTACTCAAAGAAACCTGCGAAATTTGTGGATACAACAATCCAGCAGCTCTCAACATTCATCACATCATTCCGCGATGCGATCCTAGATGTACTAACAACAATTATAATCTTAGTATCGTATGTCATATCTGCCATGACTTAATTCATGCAGGACAAATAACGATTATAGGTGTTTATGATTCTACCAAAGGCCGCAAATTAATGTGGTTTAAGGAAGGACAAGAACCACCGCTAGAAAAACAATTTTGGAAAATAAAGGATAATCCGTTGGTGGTTAAAAATAATATTTTTAAGGCAAGATAAGCATTACGTGAAATGAAACTTCTTTTTGTTGCTACATAGATATATACGTTTATTGTTGCCACAGGATTAACATGAAAATCACAGAATCGCAACTTCGACAAATCATTAAAAAAGAATTACTAAAATTGAACGAGGCCGCCCCTACAGATCCTGCTAACGCAGGATCTAAACCTGCAAAGTCTGGTACTCAAACTGCCACTGGAGCTGAAGGTACGCTTGACGTCAATAAAATTGCAAAAACCCTTGGCCTCGATGGAGCAAAATTGAAAACAGCCGTGACGAATCTTCGTTTAGGAAAAAGAAATTCTAACGACAATCAGATATTCGGTGATATGGTTGCAAAATTGATTGATGCTTCTGAACAAGACACTATTAAAGTGATGAATGTTCTCAAAAAAGTAGAATCTGACTAATTTACCGTTGAAATTCTATACCAAATCTTAAATTCATCATGTAACTTAACTTTTGAAGTTCCGTAATTTCCCCAATCTAAACCGATAATCCAATCAAAAAAGGTAGTATCCCATTGAACGGATGCTACCTTTGCTTCTTGTGGCAAACCGTAAACCACTATTCTTTCGCCTATTTTTGGTAAAGAATTCATAATAAAAAAGCCATCTTTGATGGCTTTCAGCGATCCCACGGGGAATCGAACCCCGATTATGTGAGTGAAAATCACGTATCCTAACCGTTAGACGATGGGACCAATATGAAGGTTATAATAATTTATAACCTTCAAATGTTCATCACTTTGTAGCTGCTGTTGCTGTTGCGCTGGGAGCAACTGTTGCAACAGGCGCAGCCGAAGCTGGCGTAGCAGCAAGTGCAGCACTCTCAACTGGAGCTGCTGCCGAAACCGAGGCAGCAACATCAACAACTACCTCAGCTGAAGCAGAAGCGGCTGGAGCTGGTGCATCTGTGGCGGCACATGCAGCGATAAAAAGAGCGGCAAGAACTACTGATAATACCTTTGTCATTTTAAATAATCTCCTGTAACGAAGCTGTGTTCAATTGTATTACAACTTCGACGATAACTATATCATTATCAAACAAACTGTTCAATATTTTTGTTTATAAACTTTTCTCCTGCGATTAATACAACTACGTCAACGTCATCTTTTGATCTCTCTCTAACAAAGACAGGAAACCTGATTCGGCCATCCTTGGTTAGTCCATTTTTTGTAGCAGGATCTGGCTGACCTTCCATCTCAATCACCTTGCCGAGCCATGCGGCGGGGTTCATTCCGATCTCTGCCTTAATCTTGTCGGTGAACCCACCACCGACCCTCGTCACAACGCCGTTCGGCAAAACAACTTCAAATCCTGCCCACATGCCCTCTCTCTTTGAACCTCGAGTTCCCAGGTAGTTTCCTACCACTACTCCTTCGTAGGTAGACACTGGCTTAAGCTTGAGGACTGAGTTGGAGCGTTTGAAAACGTAATTAGAATCCAACTTCTTTACCATAATGCCTTCGTATCCTGCTTCCATCTTTGCAGAATAAAACTCTAAAAGAGCATGCTGATCATTGACAACCTTACCTTCGACAATTGCAATGGACTTGTCAGCGACCTGTTCGACCAACTTATGGGCTAGAATGGCTCTGTCAGCTAGAGACATCTCATTGTTTTGATCACGCCAATCGTCGAAAGGCATCGCGTCAAAAACGTGTAAGATCATGTTGGAATCATCTTTGTTCTTTTTGTGAGACATCACAACGGACGCAGACTCATTCCAGTCAGATCCCATGATCTCTCCATCGAGAACAAAATTATCCCACCCTACATTTTCCAAAATCGACTTAATCTTAGGTAGAGTCTCTAGTATTGATCCGCTACGCGTAAACAGAGTAACTTCGCCAGCTAGCTTCACAGCGATGCATCGTAACCCATCTAACTTAGGTTCAACCCGGACAGGATAAATGATTTGATCCTTAATTTGAATGCCTGCGTTAGGATCGTGATGTGTTTCAAGGCTATCCGCAAGTTGAACGGTGAATTTCTTGATGGTACCAGGCCACACCTTATTTACGGTCGTTTCTTGAACTCCACATCTTAAATTCTTAAGAAGAATTCGTTGGCACCACTTTGCTTGACGTTCATCTAGTTCTAAAAAGAACTGTTCCACGGCACTCTTGGCATCATTACCCGTGATTTTTCGAGTTGCTAGCTCTTGTCCGATCAAGTTCAGAAATCGTTCGATGACAGTATCATCATCATCAACTCTATTGAAACTTTTGGATGACTTAAATTTTTTGACGTAGTAGTTTGAATACGGATCGAATGCCGCGACAAAGACTTTTTTGAGCAAAGAATTTCCTTTGCACCTATCAAGAAGATCTTCTTTGAAGATTCTTGAATTATCAGACTCGAGCGCTTCGAGGACATCAATTACTGTTGACATGTTGTTATTATAACAAACAAAATTTAGACATTTCACTCTTCTCTTCTTATTAAGGCGCAGTCATTTTCGACTAAGATAGAATATCTTCTATACTTGCTGAAATAAGAAGAGTCATTCTCTCGAACTTTAAATTCGTATTTTTTGCGTGAACTATCTAACAAAAATTCAGATATAAACTTGAGAGGTATTTTTTTTTGTTTACCTTTTTTCCTTAAATTTAATCTTAACTTTTTTCCTTCTGAAGTTCGAAAATATCTTGATAAAGCCGCACAAGATTCTTCATATTTTTTTTGCAACTCGATTCTTAATCGTTCCTCATTGGTGCACGTCATTTCTTTGACTTTACGAGGAATATTTAACGATTTTATATCATCTAAAAGATGTAAGATGCTAGAGATACATTCTACCCAATATTTCAGTATTTCCCCTGAAAGAGAATAACGCTCTTTAAGAGAAAGAGTCGGCATAAATTCGTAAACCGACCAAAGATTTCCTTGTTTGTCCACTTCATTTTCTTTTGCTACGTTCCACGCAAAACTGACAACGGCAACAATCCCCCGAAATATCGATTTTTTTTCTAAAGGAAAGACGACTTCCAATTTAAAAACGTGGATATTCTCTCCTGGTGTTAGAGAAAGAAATGCGGAGTTTAAATTTGCCAATTCTTCTTTGTCGAGGTACTCTACACATTTTGAACTAAGAAATTTCTCTAACGCCAATCTCATGTAAACATTACGTTGAGATAACATAGTTCGTTTGTTCATGAGTGACCTAGAATGTGTAATTCTTCTTAAAGTCTTTTTTTAGCTCTTCAATAACCTTGTTGATTTTTTCAACTGCAAATTTTAACTCCGAATCTGGATTCTTTTCCAGAACATGGTTACAAACACCGACGGCATCAGACAAAGCTGAAGCATTGTTGATGAGTTTTAAAGCCATGTTCCGCTTTTCAAATAACCAGTTTTGAGAATCTTCTGGGGTCTTGTTGTGTTTCTTTTCTTGCTTGAAATTTTCAATATCATAAACAACACGTCTCATCTTCATCCAACCGCCTTTTTATTCTTTTTACGAGAAAAACTGCGAACGTCAACGACGTCTGCAGATCCAGACATCTGCTCGTCATTATCCATCATCGAGATTTCGTAAGTCGCCCCGGGCGAGATTGCAACGAAAATATCTCCAACGTCTTCTTTCTCGCCCGTCACCTCATTTACAACGTCTAGCGGCGGAACAACAATAACACCATCAGTCGGATCTGATACGTAGGAAGGAATGCATAGGTTAAATGCCTCAAAGGAAGGCGTAACAACCCCTAGCCTAGAACAAACTGACTCGAGTGCCTGATACGTCGTGATACCTCTCTCTTGTAAGAATTTGGAAAGCGTCGTTTTTCGTCGCCTCAACAAATTCTCTAGTTTAATCAAAGATTTTTTTTGATATTTTACCGCTTTCATTTTTCACCAATTTTTCTATGGACATCTAAGTCCTGCAGCAAGTCATAAATTCCGCTTTGGAATAGCGGAGACTTTGAAATCTTGTTTGCATCATCGCTTGTCAACGCGACTCCATGCTTCTCTGCAATAGCATCTACAAACTTTCGCATAACACGTAAAACATAATTACGAGCTGATGAATGGTTCATCTTATATCCGAGATGAGTCATTGTCTCAGCGATGTCACGATAATTAACACCATTCTCGTCAATTGTCGCATATCCGCCGTCAAATTTGCTACCTTTTTTCATCGTCATAAATTATTTTTTCCTCGTGACACCGCTCGGCCGCGGATAATTCGGCATTCGTAAACTAAACTGAGTCATCTGCAAATCTCTCAAACGAGTGTTGAGGTTCTCTTCTAGCTTCATAGTATCAAAAGATTCACGTCCTGATTGCTCTTTAGCAATCTTACGCAACAGACTAAAAGCTATCCCTGATAGAACGCAGCTTAAAGTAGAAAAGAAAAGTATCAAATACTCAATCATGTTAACCCATGACCTTCTGCAATTGAAGCCACCTCTTCCTGCGTCAAGTTATAAGAATCATCAGCAGAAACGTCTTCAACCAACCCAAACCGTAACCTCAAAATTGCCGCTTCTTTTGGTGATAATTGCTCCATGACTTCTTTCGCAACGCCCAACAGTTCCCTTGAAGAAACTATCTGCATAGGATCCTCTGATAGATCCGCGCCAATCTTATCCTCAATTGTGTCAGAATCTGGATCTGATGAAAGAGGTTGATCCAGAGAAATGATTGCCCGACCGCTGATCGTCGTGGCATTGAAGATCATATCTGACGTTCCTGTCAGCTCCTTCAGTTCCTCCACGCTCGGCTCGCAACCCATGGTTGATCGGTATTCTTCGGCCGCCGACATCAACTTTTTTTGTGTGTTGACAGCATGGGCCGACATACGAATGATTCTCTTTCTCTTTAGAATATGCTGACCGATCGCTTGTCGAACCCACCAAGTGGCGTAAGTGGAAAATCTAAAACCTTTCCGCCAGTCGAACTTCTCGATCGCCTTCATCAATCCCAAATTTCCCTCTTGAATAATGTCTTCAAGAGGCATGTTGTGTCGTTTATATTGTTTTGCAACGTAAACGACCAATCTCAAGTTGGTTTCAACCAGCTTATTCCTCACCTTAGAAGAGGTAGGCCCACCTTCCTCTAAGATTTTGAACAACTCAACCATCTGTTCATGATTAAGCTGTTGATGCTTCTTTAACGAGTTTAAATAGTAACCCATTGCATCGCCGTCTCCGGCGAGATCTCGAGAGCGTTCTCTCAATCCTTGGGGTTCGGAATTCATCTTCAGTCCACCTCATGAGAAACCACGTTAGAGAGATACTTCGTGTGTAACTCCTTCCGTAGGATCCTCATCTGCATCTCTCGCTGCACATAACACAACTCAATCTCCCATGGACTCGTGTTGAGATCGTGACTTGACATACGATTGATCGCATCCACGTGGCTCTTGTGCATGCTACCCAACGTGTCATCATCTACCACTGCAAGCTCATCGAACGTAATCTTTTGGGGATACTGCACTGTCAAATCCGAGGAACGCTTCTGAACTGTCTTATTTTTCGCCATGTTTTTTCTCTCCTGTATATCCTCTTTTACGAGGTCAATTACTTTATACTCTTTTCTCAAACACCTTTGCTCAAAGGTAATTCACAAAGGAATACTAAATTTCTTTGACATATCGAACACCGCCAAATTCTTCAACTTGGCCTCGACTTCAACGTCCACAGCATCGCGCCGGAGGCGCTCGAGCTGGATTTCTGGCACGTAATGAATCATGTTGCTGTGTTTCCGACGTTCGGTGAATGAACCGCCTTCCATACCCGGTTCCGTGTTACTGATATGTTGCAGAGGTTTCACTCCCTTAGGCCACGTCTCATCGGCTGCATCTGCAGCCTCTGCGCCGTCCAATCCACCATCGTTGAACACGTGATGATGCGAATCCCAAACGAGAGAAACGCCCGTCTCGAGAGCCACCGGCAACAGGTCCACCAACGAATAACACGTCTCGTCATTCTCTAACGTCAACCTCGACCTCGACGCCTCAGGCAAAGATCGAATCGCATCGATCAACCGTGAAACTCGATCTGACTTGCCACCGTGCACGTTGATCGCAGCGTAAGGGCTCCTCGGCAACCCCATGGAATCAAACATCCAGGCATGATGCTCGAGCTCGACAACGGCCTTCTCCACCACGGAATCAGAATCTGATGACAACACGCAGAACTGACCCGGATGAGTCGTCAACCGAATGCCATGCTTCCGTGCCACCTCGCCACACAACATCAACTCGCGCTTCACGACCTCGTTGTCCCACAACCCTCGAGGAACGCGATCACTCAACGGAAACATCGCGGATGACACGCGGAACAACCGCACGCCACTCGCCGCAACCTTCCGCAACACATCTCGCAACATTCGAACATTGTGCAGATACAACGAACGAATCGAGTCCTCAGCATAAGAACCTCGTTCGTATCGACCCAATTGCAAGGTTCTCTCATCCAATTCGTTGATGACTTGCGATTTGCCGCTCCGCGGCGCAACTTCATGCCTAATCCAATGACAACAGACACCTAGGGCCATATATTTGTATACCTATACTATATCCTATAAGAGGTTTGTACAACTTATACGATGTAATCATTCTCTAAAAATAAAAAAAGCTCGTCAAGGTTTTATATCCCCACGAACTCTCGAATATTTCTGGAATGCTTAGAGTGGCGCCGAACCACCGCCTACAGCAGCCGACGGAACGGCTTCAAGATCGCTCCAATGATCAACCTGAACACTGACGTCACGAACATCCTCTCGAACAGCTTGCCGTAACTCATTCGCATCTCATCACCTCGCCATCCATGGTACGCATCATCCCACCAAAGAACAACGGTCGATTTCGATACGAAAAAATTCCCGAGAAATTTCGAGCACGACGGCCGCGAGGGATCTTTCCCTCGCTCCGGAACTCGGTCACAGGCGCCTCAGGAACACGAAGTACTCCTCGTCGAGCGACCCATCATTACACAGGAACATGCCTTCATCGGAATGCTTCGGATTTACATAGAGGAACATCAAGACCCGTGACAACAGGACCCGCGGCGTATCACCATCGTCTAGATAGGTGCATAGATCGCCGGGCTTCAGGTCCAACACGATCTAAATAGGCTGATGTGCCTCCACGAGACAGGAGAAGGTACCGTTTTGATCTCAAAATTTCTCGAGTCGCGCGAACGACCTTAGCGCCCCCCGGAGGCCCTAGAAAGCCCACAGAAAATGCTATAAATGGCCGGGGGGCCCCTAGGCCCGAAAGGGGCCTATTTTAGGGGCCGGCCCCCCACCTAAATTAGGGGCCCTTTTACAGCCTTTTAACCCCCAGCCCCCGGCCTTGCGCCGTCTTTATCGGGCCCCTTTGCGTCTCAGTCGCGCAGCAGGCCCCACCACAGCACCCAGCCGAAGATGACCCCGAGGACAGTGCCTTCGAGGAAGGCCACGAGATGTGATCTGTCGAGGCGCATGTTAGAACCTGTGTGTGGTGCGTTCATGACGTGTCACCTTCGCCAGAGCCGCTAGGACGTCTCCGCGTTTGACCATGGGAACTGCGTCGATGATGGCTTCTATGACCTGAGCCAGTTCTTTGGGGTCAGTGATTTTCGATAGCGCATCGAGAACGCCGGGGGCGTCGTGCATCTTGCGGAGCGCGGTTGTGCCGGCGATGGTCTTCTCGTGGCTGCTGCGAACGTTCTTGAGATCCTCTGTGATGACCTCATCGATGATGGTGCGGAGGTGGCGGCGTGTTAGCTTCATGGAGGATATATATCATCCTCCTGCGGGTCGGTGGTGGCGAAGGTTGGGTTTCTCAGGTGCGGAGGATCGCGAAGAACTCCTTCGGTGCGGTTGGTCCGGCGACGAGGCGGAGGAGGGTGGGGAAGGATGAGGACTTCTCGTTGAGGATGGTGGTCTTCTCCGCGATGTCATCGACGAGGGAGCTGCCCGTCGGGGGTGTCATGTGGATCCGGCCCGAGGCCACATCATTGGCGAAGGACGTGAGTCGGTCCGCGCGACGCCGGGAGCAACCTTCCAGTTCAGCACGGAGGTCGTCGATCTTGTAGGCCGCCTCGCGGAGTTCCAGGAAGTTGGGGTCCTCCGCGCGGTGGTCGAGACCTAGGGACTTGAGGGTGGTGGCGAGAGTCGACTCGTACTTGCCGGGGTTCTTCATGGTCCTAGTATATCCTTTCGAGGTTGAACTTTGCACCGCAGGTCAGATGATCGGATCGACGCCGGCGATCAGTGGGTAGTAGGAGACCTGGATGCCGTGGTACCCGGCGTCGTACAGCTTCTGAGCTTCCTTGACGATTCGCGACTGGCGGACCTGCTTCCGGCCGGGCTTGCCCTTGGGGGTGAAGTACGCGATCTCGTAGATGGCTTCGTTCTTCATGGTCCTAGTATATCCTTTCCTCGTTGAACTTTGCACCGCCGGGAGAACTGCTCTCACCGAGCCCATTGTTGGGGAATGGCCTTCCGCAGGACCTCAAGGATCCCGCCATAGGCGTCTAAGTCTTCCCCGTCCAGGTCCGAGAGGGCCGCACGGATCCGCTTGGCTTCCTCGAGGGATAAGGTGAGCCGGAGAACATCGCGGGCCTGGACTACCTCTACCGTGGTCTTCATGGTCCTAGTATACCCTTTCGAGGTTGAACTTTGCACGGGCTGGAGGATCTTTTTTCGTCCCCCGGCTCAGTACCAGCCGGTTGCCATCCGACGGGCTCGTTCCCGCTTGACCGCAGGGGAGGTCGGCTTGGCAGGCTTCGCCAGACGGGCGGACAGGAGGCGGTCACGCTCCGACCACTGCTCGTCCTTCGTGAGGATCCGCCCGTTCTCCAGGGTGAGGGTGGAGCCGTCGGCGCTCCAGGTGCCGCGGCCGTTGATGATCGCCATCTCCTCGTTGAAGCGTGCGTTCTTCATGGTCTCAGTATACACTTTCTGCTGGGAACTTTGCACCGGGCTGGGGAACTTTTTGTCCCCGGCTCAGAACGGGTTGGCCCAGGTCTCGTACTGGCGTTCCGTGATCTGCCGATCCTTGCACAACATATCCGTGAAGTCGTTCCAGGCTTCCCGCCTCTCGCTCTCCGTCCACGAACCGGGGTGCCCGGTCCAGAACTCGCGGAACATCTCGAGGACCTGCTTCTTGGTGAGCTTCATGGTCTTAGTATATCCTTTCTGCTGGGAACTTTGCACCGCCGGGAGAACTTTTCTCAGCCGACCTTGGCCAACCGGTCGATGGGGACGAAGGTGACGCAGTCCGGTCGATCCTTAAGGACCAGCTTCGCCGCGAACCCCTCGCGGAGGGTGTTTCGGAAGACCTCGGTCACCATGCGAACCGGTCGCCCCGCCGCATCCTCGCAGACGATGTACTTGCGGTGGGTGTTCCGGAAGACCTCGGTCACCACCCACCAACCGGAGTCCGTGCCCACCTCTTCGACGAGGTCGCCCACCGTGATGTCGTTCTTCATGGTCCTAATATACCCTTTCTCAGGCGAACTTTGCACTGCGGACGAGACGTTCTTCAGCCGTCTCCCAGTCTCCTCGGGAGTAGCCGTGGGCCGGTTCGACCCGCCCATTGGCCCGAGCTTCGTCCGCGATCTGGAGGGCCATGGTGGTCGTGCGGTCGAAGTTCTCGCCGGGGTAGGACTGCCACGGCCTCTGGGGGATCGCATGGGGGATCGTCTTCTTCATGGTTCTACCCTATCACTTCTCGGTTGAACTTTGCACCACGTGGGCGTGCTCGTAACCGTCCTCGCGAAGATCCTTGAGAACATCCTCGAGACGATCGTGAACACAGGCAGGACAGATGCTGTTCGGCCCGTCGATCCGCTCGATGCGTGACCACTCAGGTGGCAGGGACACCCAGGTTCCGTCACCGTATCGCCCGCAACCCCGGCATTCGTACGTGGTCGATTCGTAACCCATGGTTCTACCCTATCACTTCCCGGTTGAACTTTGCACTAGATGAGGGAATTTCTTGTATCTTTCATCACTCATCGACTCCTATGATGTAGTCGGTTGGGCTGAAGGCGTCCCAGTTGTCCACGGCGTACTGGATGGCCGCGGGGAGGAGCTGATCCATGTAGTACGGATCGAGGTTGATCTTCTTCAGGTTGTAGGCGAGGCTGGGCTTCACCTCGTGGAGGAGGTTGATGAACCGTTGTCCCGGTCTCGTGGCACGTTGAGGTTCCAGGGCCTTGCGGAGGAACTCATCGAGGGTCACGCCGGACCCAACTCCGTGGTGGCCCACTCCCCGTTGACGAAGACGTAGGCATACTCAGCCCCGAGGTCGTTGAAGGCATTCCGGCGAAGTTCGTCGATGTTCCGGTAGACGGTCGGCGCCTCAAGGCGTTCGCCACGGTCCCGGTGGCAGGCCGTGACGCAGTCGCGGGATCGATCCTCGAACTCGTGTTGTTCCCCGATCTCCGCCCCGAGGGACGAGATGGAGCCGAGGGCGAGGAGGGCATCCACCTTGACCGGATCCGTGTAGTGCTCCTTGAGGGTGGCACCGACGCCCTCCGGGTAACCGTCGAAGTGGCAGTAGATGCCGGTGATGGAGCCGTCGTTGAGGAGCTTGCCGATGTAGGAGCGAGTTGCCATGGTTCTACCTTAACTCTTTCAGGGTTGACTTTGCACCGGGATCAGCGGAACGAACCGCCGGCCAACCAGGAATCGATATCCTGTCGGGCCTGCTTCTCGAACCCTTTGGGCTCGCAGTGCTTGCAGACGAAGAGAACCGGGGACCCGAGGGATGTGTACTCCACACCAGGTGCCGTATGGTCACACTCGTCGCACTTGCAGGTCTTGATGGTGATCGAGTCGTTCATGGTGTCGTCCTTGTGGTTGGGAGTGAAGGGTCAGAGGGCGAGGAGCCAGTAGCCGGCGAAGGCCGTGGAGGCGACCGTGATGAGGGCTCCGAGGATGTCCGAGGCGGTGTGCTTGTCCATGGTTCTAACTTATCACTTCAAGGTGGAACTTTGCACTGTCCTGTGAACTTTTTCGAGGTCTCGAGGATGACCCAGGAGAGGCTTTGGGGAGTCGGGCCTTGGTTACCCCTCCCGGATTTATGGAAGCCTCTCCTGTGTCATCCTAGGTCAGGAGAACCGGTCCGCCGGAACCCACTGCACGTTGCCCCTGGAGTCCTTGATGCCGGCCCGGGCGGACCAGAACCCACGGTACTTGGAGACCCCGATCCAGAAGACCTTCCCTGTGAACCCATCCACCGTGACCTGAGTGCCCTTGGTGGGGATCCGGGCGAGGTGGCCTTCAGCGGCGGCCTTGAGGACGGCATCCTTCTCGGCAGCCTTGGCAGCACGGGCGGCATTCTTCTCGGTCGCGGCCTTCTCGGCGGCGAGGCGGATGGCCTCCTTTGCGGCATGCTCCGCGACTCGGGCCTCGAGGGCGGCCTTGTGGTGGGCCTCCCAGGCGGCGAGCTGGTCGTAGATGTTCTCCGTGCCACCGGCGATGAGAAGGTCGCCCACCGTGTCGACCTCGGCCTTGAGCAGGTAACCGTGCCGGTCCCCAAAGAGGTTGGTGCAGTCCATCCAGGCGAACCGCTCGTCGACCGTCAGGTCCCGGGGCGTCTCCCAGAACGGGTCCTTGATGTGGGCGATCACCCGGCCGTTCCAACCGCGGGGCGGCACGCCGTGGGTCCCGAGGTAGACGAGGGCCCAGGTGCACTCCGTGGAGCGGTGGTCGCTGTAGTCCAACGTGTCCGACCAGTTGCGGGTCTCCGTGGTCTTCTCGATCTTGAGCACCCGACCACGGAAGAGGGTCTCGGGGCCGACGTTGGCGTCGTAGCTCGTCTTGATGATCGGCATGGTTCTACCTTACCTCTTTTAGGGTTGACTTTGCACCGCCTCCGCGACTTTTCAGGCCGCCGTGAGGCAGGCCTTGAAGGTGGGGAAGTAGGTCCACTTCCCGAGGGTCGGGGTGTGGAGCTTCCAGCCCCGACCGTCCCGGTCGATGAACTTGGTCCCGCAGGCGGACCGGAAGAGGTAGAGGTGCTGGGGGACCTTGGCGAAGACCGTTTCCATGGTTCTAGTATACCCTTTCGGGTCCGAACTTTGCACAGCCCTCAGATAGATTGCGACGTTTCTGCGTTGCGTCGTGCGGTCTCAGCAGCATTGAAGTCCCAGTTCCGCCAGCCGAACTCCTCGGCCTTGAGGCGCTTGTTTCCCCTGAAAGAGGTCTCCACGGTGACCGTCTTCTTGCCGATCGCCATGATGAGGCCTGTGTAGCTCAGGTTGAAGGAGTCGTACTCCACCTCGTCCCCCACCTCAAACCTCTTCATCGAGACGAACTGGTCATCCTTGAAGGCCTCGACGACGACGTAGGCACCGGGGACGAGGGTGATGCGGTACTTGCGGAGACCGGAGACGTACTCGACGATGTTCATGGTCCTAGTATATCCTTTTGAGGTTGAACTTTGCACTGCTCAGTGCTATTCTTCTCCAGAAGGCTTCAAGGCCTCGTGGGCCCAATGGGCAAGGAGTTCACGTTCGGCCGGTCCGCTGGACTCACCCTTGAAGCCCTGGGGACCTCTAGGACCCACTTCGCCCCGCGGACCGGGTGGTCCCATATCACCTTTTGGACCAGCCTCACCTCGCCCACCTTGGGGTCCTGTGGCACCTGTCGGACCTTGGGGTCCTACCTCGCCAACAACTCCGGGATCGCCCTTGTCGCCCTGCGGGCCTGTAGGTCCCATGGGTCCTGTGGTACCAAGCATACCAGGCCCACCCGCAGGACCTCTGTCACCTTGGGGTCCAGGCATACCATTACTCCCCTGCGGTCCTGATGGACCAGGTGGTCCGGCAACCCCGTCCTCACCTCGAGGACCTGCCGGTCCAGGTAACCCTCTGCGACCCCGTGGTCCTGGTGTTCGGCTGATGGTTCGGAGGCGCTGCTTGAGAGTCCTGATCTCGAACAAGGCGAGGGCTGATAAAAGTATGGCGATCCATGATAACATGACTATGGATCAACCATACACCAAGAAGTACAACTTTTACACCGTTTCTTTTGGGAACTTTGCGTCGTTACGATAGGTCCTCGTAGACCATCCTGGTCAGGCCCTTGTCGACAGCCTCCCGGGCGGCCTCGTAGAGGGAGAAGTCCTCGCGATCCTTGGCGTAGTAGTGGGCACCATGGGCCTCGCACCAGGACGCCACGAGGGTCCGGCTGGTCGTGTAGTCCGGACGCTCCCGGAGGTTCATCGACCAGTAGCCGGGGATCACCACGTCGAGGATGTGGGTCACGTTGATGGCCGTCACGTCCGGGTGCTCCTCACGGGCATCGTAGGAGAACAGGGCCGACGGGACGGTCTCGGTCTTCAGGCCGGCGGGGAGGGGAGCTTTCTTCATGGTTCTACCCTATCACTTCAAGGTGGAACTTTGCACAGATCTCAGACCTTGATCAACCCCTTGCTGGTGACGTAGTGGAAGCTCATGCCCTGGTGGTGGGGCTTCTTCCACCAGACCGGCGTGATGTAGATCTTGCTCTGAACGAGGTGGCCACCCTTCAGACCGGCAGCCTTGGCGGCCTCACGGGCCACGGTGGCGAACTGACCGAAGGTCGGGACCTTATTGGGGTCGATCTCGGTCACGAGGATCGGCTCCTTGGCGTGGTAGAAGTCCTGGTCGGCGTGGATGAATGCCGCCATCCGGACCGGCAGGTTGACCGTCGGACGAAGCACCTTGACAGTGACGGCGGCGGTGCCGAACTCCACGGCCTCGAGACGTGCGTCGAACTTGATCTTGGTGGTGGCGGTGAATGACTTGCTCATGGTCCTAGTGTATCCTTTCGATGTGGAACTTTGCACTGAGGGGAGAACTTTTTCAGTCTTCATCCACCCCGAAGGTGGACAGAGGTTCGTCCTCATCTTCATCTTCACCCAACTCCTCGTCCTCCTCTTCGTCCTCGTCGATCTCGGCATCCTCTTCCTCGAGGAACCCCTCGCCGACCGCCATCTCGGCCACATCGGCCTCCGACATGAAGACCAAGCATGCCCGTACAAGCACCTCGGCGTCCAAGGCGCCCTCTTCCATCATCTCTAGAAGCTTGTTTGTAACTCGTCGCGTCATGATTTTTACCTTATCTTGTTGGAGGTGAGTTTATACCACTCAGCTCTCACGGTCACGTTGCTCGTGAGATTCAGATGCCGATCTTGATCGTTTCCATGATTCTACCTTACCTTATTTGAGGTTGACTTTGCACTCAGACCACGCCGCGACGCGCCAATTCGATGCCGAGGAGCTTGTAGGCCGTGCGCCAGTTGCGGTGCCGCGTCTGGACCAGGATGTGGTAAGGCTCCCCTGCGAGGACCTCAACAAGGAAGTCACCACCGAACCGGCCTTTGACGCGGGTGCTGCGAACTTCAAGGGGCACACCCTCCGCGACGCAGAAAGAAGCCAGCTCAAGAACCTTTGCCTTGGGAGAGGAGTTTCGCTTCATAGTTCCACCTTACCTTACTTGAGGTTGACTTTGCACTGACCTCCGCGCTTTTCTCATGACCCCTAGGATGACCCAGGGGAGGCTGAGGTATGCCGGACCTAGGTTACCCCATCCGACCTCATGAAAGCCTCCCCTGGGTCATCCTCATGCCCAAGACCTGGTGTATAGGGCATCCAAGGCAGTGATGGCGAACGGGGATCCGATGTGTGTCGTCCCATCTGGCATCAGGGTCACGATCCAGTACACATCCAGGCGCGGGTCGTAGTGCAGCTTCTCACGGTGCGACATCTCATGCTCCACCCGTTTTCCTTCTTTCGCTCTCTTGACACGCATGCTTCACCGCCCTCTCATTGGCTTCATAACTTCGCCACCGGAGTGCAAATGGATCACTCCATGTTCTATATCTGAAATCGTGTAGGCCACCCGGGACACACCCGCCGCCCGAATCCTCACCATGCATCGGGGACAAGGCCTAGCGATGCCAAGGGTCCCGTCCTTCCGAACACGCGCCACCCAGATCTCAGACCCAGGCGTAAGCTTCATCGTCAACCGTGCCTCGGCATGCGCATCAGGATGCGGGAAAGGGGCAGGACCATTGGAAGCAGAGACGAGGATGCCATCGTTCCGGATTCCCACTGCACCAAGCCTGAATGCGCGCAGGTCGGACTTACGTAGGCCTGCTCCGGCCGCCATCAGCAACATCTCGGTGTCAGATCTTTTCATTCGAAACCCGTTCTCATGTACCCGCACAATGCAACTATTTGCAACCTTCAGAGGCCTCAGTCAAGAGTGTTACGAGACGTTTGGCCTCTTTGATCTCAGCTCGTGACTCACTCGTTGTCATGTTCCAATACAGCTTCGTCTCCACTGCAGTGGCATACTTCTTCAAGAAGTCAGCTGCGGCCAACAAATCCTCACGCTTCATCATATTCATTGTCCTACTTTTGAGACGACTTTTCGATTATGCGCCGTCAGCACCTCCACCTTTCGGGCATTCTTCGCCTGGCGGGTGGGAATTTCCTTGCCGACCTCCATGATGGCCAACCGCTTCCGGGCCGCTCGACCGCCTCGCTTCAAGTCATGTGCCGCCAACTTCCTCCAAGCCTTACGGAACTTGCGCTTCATCTTCAGCGCCTCATCCGGTGGAAGGGCAGCCAAGATCTTGTTGATGTCGAACCATGCAGGCGCTCCTTCAGCAAGGCGCCAAGCAAGGGGTACGATGCCTGTGTTGAGGAATTCGATCTGCAGCTTCAACTTATAGATGGGATCGTTGTACACTGGCGTCTCCGAAACCCGGGGTTAGTTACTATGGAGGCAGAAGGTCCTCCGTTCACCTGCGTAATCTGGCGGCTTCTCGTCGTGGCAATCCTTCTTGCCGTTAAATGACCGCAATTAAAAAATTGCTTGGTCAGGATCACGGGTTACCACGACCCGTGATCCCAGAGGATCTGCCTGGATTCGAACCAGAAGATGGTTGCCATCAACCTGCAGACCCAACACAGATAGTATCATGCTCGCACGAAGATTTGCACAGGCTCTACTTTTTCTTTCAACCACAATCCCAAGGAAGTATAGTGTTCCACTGCCGCGGCGGCCTGTTCCGGGCCATCATACGCCAACGCTGCGTTTGTATCGTAAACCCAACCCTCATTCGGGTTCCAGTAGACGTAGGTAGGTCCTTCGCCTGCTCCGTTCAGGCATCTGATGACCCATATCTTGTTCTTCTTCACGCCACCCGACACATTTTTCTTGTCATCAAAAACCGGCATCACCCATGCCTCCATATCCTGCCTTGCCGAGAGCGATCCCCGCAAGTCTCTCAGAAGAAGCTCGCAGGCCGTGGCGAGCCCCGAGGTAGATATCCTCCAACATCTGACGTTGCTGCTTGAGAACCATGATGGTCTCCTCTCGCAGGCGGGTTGGAGTAGAGGAGTTTCGAAGTCGTGTGATCAGATCGTTGAACTCATCGTTGGTCATGTTGTCCTCACAGGATGAAGTAGAGAATGGTGGCGGCCAGCAGGGCCACACAGAAGAGAAGCTTGAAATGACGTTTCCACCACGGTTTGCGGAGGGATTCGATAGGTCGTCCTGTCGCAGCCGCCACAAGACCCCAGACGTAGTCCATTTGTTCAGGTGGTAGTTGTCTCAGGTAGAACTGGGCTGATGCCTCATCACCACGGTTCAGAGACTCCATGGCCGTCTTGAAGATGAACACGATCCTGTGGTCGTCGATCCATGCCATGACTATACGCCTGCAAGTCTGCAGGCCTCCTTCAGCCGAATGATGTCACGTGTTGTTGCCATCCCGCTCGCCGCGATGTTGTAAGCTGCCAAGTCAAGCCCGACCAGTTCGATCTTTCCTTTTTTCAGTCGATCGACCAACGCTTCCCCTAACGCTCGCAAATGAGCCGGAGAATAGTGCGAAAGATCGAAATTGTCTACGGGTAAGATCCTCATGGTTCTACTATACCACGCGTCTAGACGACTTTGCACCGCCTCAAGTAAAAATCTTGATGCTTCCTGAGTTCCACACGTCCTCTGCCCAATCAAACTGATACATGACCAAGACGGACCGGACGATTGCCTTCATCTTCTCTGATTGTCCCGTGATGATGTGAAGAGTCCACCCTTCCACCCAATGGTTATTTATGAAACGATGCACCATCTCAGGAGCATCCTCATGGGAGACCCCATGCAGGTCCAGGGTATCCTCTGACCTCCGGACTAGATGCTTTCTTTGACGCTGTCGGCGGCGTCGCGTAGGCCCTCCGCAAGTTCAATGGCGTCCCCGATCAGGTCGTTCAGCGCCAGGTGGTCATGATCAGGTTCACCCTTATGCGTGATGTCGAGAGCCTCGATCTTATCTAGGATGGCCTCAGCATCATTGAGGATCGCAACGAAAGCCTGGAGCAGTGCAGCCTTTTCTTGATTGTAGAATGTCGTCATGTCATGTCTCCTGCCGTGGATATTTCCACGAATCTTTCGTACTTATCATTCACTTCGAGTAAGATAGGCCGATCAAAGGCCCGTCTCATGTCACTCAGCGCGATAGCAAGGGCCTTCGCCGTGGGGGCGATTAGAGTAGACAGCTGAGACGCCCTGGATATGGCCTTGCCTTCCTCATCGTAGTAAACCTCGTAGATACCATCGTACGTGGCACCCGAAGGAAGGATCTGCCTCACGACGCGTTGGTCGGACTTCACTTCAACTCCATCGCGAATACCACCAACACAACGCCAATAGTCAAGACCGCCAACACCTTATCACCGAACGTCATCTCGTCCATCTCAGTTCTTCCTGAACTTGGGCTCTACGTGTTCCTGACAAGCAACGCATCCGCAGACACGAGCTCCTGTATAAAAGGTCTTACCTCCGAGAGGGTAGATCGAACCGTGGACCTCATCGCCATTTCTCCGGCGCAACCCGGTCCAGCACCCGAACACGTCCTCCTCCGCAAAGACCCAGGCACCCTCGAATAGGATTTCGAAAAGAGGCCCAGCCGCCACATCATCTGTGGGGCGATCTACCTTCAGGTCGAAAGGAATCGATTCGAGAACTTCGATCATGGACTTGTTGTATCTTTTTTTCTTTTGCTTTTGCACTGTGAGACCTCATCTGAGGATGACCCAGGAGAGGTCAAGAAAAGCAACCCTTTGGTAGCCTTCCACAATTTACCCGAAACCTCTCCTGGGTCATCCGGATGTCAGGATCAGGCCACTAGCTCGACCCGTCCCTTCAGGATCACCAACTTCGTTCCTGATCCGTCTTCCACCTTAGCGATGACCTCATTGGCCCAGAGTTGTGGGTGAGACGGATCAAGGATGGGATCCACGGATACGACCTTGTGAAACTCTCCACCTGGGACCTTCACGACTTGTCCAGGCATGACTTGATTTGCAGGAACCATCTTTGGTTCCGGTAATTGAATCTCTATCACTTGCCCCGTGGGGAGATCAACGGGATTTGTTTCTTTTTTCTTTCGTGGCATTGCACGCTATCGTATCTCCCCTCTGCGTTTAGGTAAACCCATTGGGTCTACTTGTACCACTCCTTCTTGCTGCGGGCGTCCCGATGGCGGCGTTGACGTCGGTCCTTCATGCGTGTTGTCGTAGTGGCATGGCGAAGGGTCATGGCTACCGCGATCGGATTTTGCTTCCTCTTGTTCTTCATAGTTCTACTCTATCACGTTCGAATTCGGCTTTACACCGATCGAATCGTAATCGAGAACCGGCTCCTCCAAGGCCGAGGCAAAATACCGCATGTCTTGGGCCAGCTCGTCCTCGGTGTCGCCATGAGGGGAGACAGGGTCGACGGTACACGAAGTCGGTACGTGATCATCATCGTAGTAGACCTCGTGAATTCCATACTGGAATTCATCTCGTCCGTCAACCTGGTGGACCTTTCTGACGATCCGATAGTTCCAGCTCATCCCCCGAAGTCACCTCCGGCGAGCCAGGCGTCAATGTCGCGGCGGGCCTTCGCCTCAAACTGCTTCGATCCACACGACATGCAGACAAAGTAGATCGTACCTTGCTTGACGGAGTAGCGAGTTCCAGGACCGTGGTGACCACAGTCGTCGCAGATGTCGGTCCCGATGCTGCTGTATTCCTTGCTGCTCATGTCTTTTTCTTTCGTTTCAGGGGGTTACGGCCTAAGCCTTGATGATATTAGTATACCACGTGAGGTAAGAACTTTGCACTGTCAAGTTCCTACAAGAATTTCTAGTTCGATGAGAGCCTCCTTCGCTTTCATGGGCAAGGAAAGGGTCCCACGCGGACCTTCAGGATCTCGGGTGTTGATGCGGACAAGAGGAGCATTGAGACGATTCGACAAAGAAGAACTCCTGGCCCGCACGCTGGGGATATGCGTCCCGGCTCCAACCTCAAGGATGACGAGGGCAGCTCGCCGTTCGACCAAGTCTTGAGTCCACTCTACCATCCTCTGTTCCTGAGAATCTGCTCGGGCGTACTCCCACATTGGATCACCGAACATCAGGATGTTGGGCCGCAAGAGCTCTCCGCACCTAGGACACTTAGGAAGAGGCCCCTGAGCCTCGAACGTTTTAGGATCCACCTTGACCTGGACGTCATCTGCATCCAGGATTCCCACGCCACAACCAGCGGTGCACTGAACATGGTGGATGGACCCATGGCACTCCACGATCCGTTGAGGATCGAAACCTGCTTTCTGGAAGGCACCATCGACGTTACTGGTGAACACGAAGGCGGCATGCTTCATCTTGTTTGCAAACCTGCGGAGAACATCGAACCCTGCATGGGGAGTCGTAGACCGGTACAGGTTGAGCCGATGGCCATAGAACCCCCAGGCCAACGACGGATTGTCCTCAAACCAACGAGGGTTAGCCATGTCCGAGAAAGCCAGACCCAAGTGCCGGTACGCAGGATAGGCATTCCAGAATCCCTCGTCCCCACGGAAATCGGGTAGACCGCTGTCGACCCCCATTCCTGCCCCTGCCGTGATGATGATAGCATCGGCTGCCTTTAGCAGCTGAGCCGCCCGTTGAAGAGTCTCGTGCGTGTCCATGGTTCTACCTTACCTTGTTGGAGGTTAACTTTGCACCGCTGGCAGGAGTCGAACCTGCGGCCTGATCGTTAGGAATGATCTGCTCTATCCGTCTGAGCTACAGCGGCATGGCCGTCAGGCCTTTTTACGTCCTGCCTTCTTCTTCGACTTCATCTGAGCCTTGGCCTTGCGTTCCGCAGCCACAACCTCCCTTGGCCGATTCTTGGTCCCAGCCGGGCGACCCCTCTTCTTCTTGATCGGCTGCCCGTTCTCATCCAGTTGGACGGGAACCTCCGGCTTCTCCTGACCAAGGGGTACCACCTTACGCGGCCGGCCTCGCTTACGTCCCTGGATTTGCAGACTTCCCTTGGCCGGCGGAACCTTGAACTTGTAGCCTTTCTTAGGAGCGGTGAGGTAGTTCGACATGGCATGGCACTTGCCGTCGTCATCCCACAACATGAGGTTACCAGTGACACCGTCGATGGTCTCAACCGTGTACACCTTCGTGTCGAGCCACTGCTTTCCCGGCAGGACGGTCGCGACCCGCTCGATGATGACCCGCTCACCAGGAGGGATCGTGAACACAGGCACCCCATCCTCGTCCAGTTCGATCGCGTCTTCAAGGAGATCGATGATAGGCTTCTGAGCGAGCCGGGCCTTCTCTTTTGCCTCATTCGCGAGGATCGAAGAGATCGACTCGAACTCAGGTTCCTCAGGCGGGGGCGGCAGGATGGTGTCGATCATAGATTTATATTACCACGTCTAAAGTTGACTTTGCACTGCGTCGACACGTCGAATTGACAAAGATGGTGGGACAGTTCCGTCAGATCCGTAAACCCTGATTGAATAATGGGCTACCTCCCGCGGGCGACCTAGGCTGTCTGTGGACCTCACTTGCCGGTATCGGTAAGTCCCAGCGTCGGGGTACTTGCCATCGGTTGAGGTGGCCGTCGTCGGAAGACGGAAACTTCTGGCTGTTCCGTTCTTACGTAACCCCTTGAATGCCGCAGTTCCAAGCGCAAGGAAGATCTGATGACCCACAGTCTGTTCCATCGCTCGTTGCACCCTGTCGGCGGTCTCAGCGGCGGTCTCCATCATGGACGTCACTTTCCGTGGTAGGCTGGCGATCAACATCTCGCATAACATGTTCGTCATAGACATCAAGGCCTCCCGTTTCCGAAAGGTCTCCATGGTCATGTCGTTCCCGTTGGCAGAGATCCTTACGCTCAGGTGATGGTCAAGCACCGTACTCCTGTCGTCAGCTAGTCGGGTACCTTTGGGATCCACCGTGTAGCTGAGTATGATCGAACAGCTGGGGTTCTGATCAGCCCAGGCGGACGCCTTTGGATCCAGATGGAAGTCGCAACGAAAACCAGCGTCGGCCTCATAAACCTCGCGAGCCAGCTGGTCTTGGTTGTACTTGTTCATGTGGCCCATCAGCCCGTGAGTCTTGATCAAGGCCTTGGCGGTCTTCAAAGCTGTGGTGCGGGCTGCATTGTCCATAGGGCTATCCTAAACAAGTTTGAGATGACTTTGCACTGCTTACCTCTCATCTAACGTCGCCGCCACGAAGAGTGGAAGAAGCACGAAGATGAATCCGCAGCACACGATCTTGAGGGCTAAGGTAAACATTAGATGCAGCTCAGCAGATCGGGGACGTTGAGATAGTATCTATCGCCCCGCTTCTCAACCCTGTGGATCAAGGTATCAACCTCACGCCGCACGGCCATGTCGGTGGACTCACCCCGTAGCTTGTAGAGTGACAGCATCGCCACCTCATTGACACCTGTAGAATCGGACAACGTGCTTACGACGTAGGCGATTAGAGCATCTTTGAGCCGAGGATCCATGAGTTCATCCTTTCGCAATCAAGGCGTTTGCTTCGGATCCGACCAGAGGCAGAAAGCGAAGCCGAAGGCCGTTCCGCAGGCCAACGTCAACATGAATGTTGCGCTGTTCCACCCGAGCCAGAAGCCGAGAAAGAGCCACCCGAGGATGGCTGGTCCCAGCGACATGATGGGCATCATGAAAAGCCAGTAGCCCACCCGAAAGAGCCGAGGGAAGGCTAACGCAAAGACCATGAAGATGAGGTAGAGAGTTCCGCTACCCAACAGGACAGAGACGCCCCATCCAATGAAGAGATCAATCATGGTTCTACCCTATCACTTCTGAGTTGAAGTTTGCACACGTTCAGGGTATGAGGTGGACCTTTCCCCCGACCACCCGAGCCTCGATCCCCATCCCGGCAAGGTACTTCCGGTAGCGCACATCCTCAGAGTCTCCAGCATCCTCCGCGTCGGCGTAGCCGAGCTTCCGGGACAGGAAGCCAAACTCGTGTGTGCCGAAACTGACGTCAGAGAAGAGCAGCTCGATCGTTTTCATGATACCATGTATACCTTTTCTAACGCGAACTTTGCACTGAGTCCGGTTGTTCTTCAGCCGCCGTCGGCCATGCGCATGGCGGCGTAGGCGTCGGCCGGTTTGGCGGGCTTCTTGCGATTGGCCTTGCGTCGCGCGGCCCGATCCGCAGCCGCCTCGACGGCCGGGTTGCAGACGGCCTGTACCTTGTTGATGGCGTCGTGGATGTCATCCCCGGGGGCGAAGGGCCCGCTGAGGACCACGGCGTCACCGAACTCAAGGCCACCGTCCCGCAGCTCGGCTGCCAGGTTGTTGAAGGCGACGCGGGCCGAAGGCTCGTCGAGGAAGACGTGTTGGGCTGCGGGATCTTCGTAGGCGACCGAGACCGTGACAACGTAGATTCTGATGTTCTTCATGGTCCTAGTATACCATGGCACGGCCAACCTTTGCACCGCCCGAGAACTTTTTTGCTGCGAAAGTTACTTTCAACAAGAGCGGTACTTTTGCTCAACCACCGGTGTAAATAAGGGGCTCGGCCGTTGTAGGCTCAGGATGCTTTTGGAAGGCTTTTCTCGAGTCGAATGAGGTTACACCTTTGCTCACGGCAAGGCCTCTCTAAAGGCCTTCGGGCTCTTTTACAAATTGTGCGAGGGCGGTGCAAAGCTTCGACGAAACCTGGTACAACTAGATCCATGGCCGGCAAGGAGCCGGTCCCACCAAGGAGAACGAACATGTCGCAGATGAAGATGAACGTCGGCCTCAAGTCCTGGAAGCGCGGCACCAACATCCTCGATCTCGAGGTCCCCGCCCAGCTCGAGCAGACGGTTCGCACCGGCCTCAAGTTCTTCGACGAGGCCATGGGTGGTGAAGGCATGACCCCCTCGACCGCGATGCTCCTGACCGGTACCCCCGGCGCCGGTAAGACGACGATGTGCCTCCAGCTCGCCAACGCCATCACGGCCAGCGGCAACGTCTGCCTCTTCAACACCGCAGAGGAGTCGCTCTTCCAGGTCCGCAAGGTGGCCAAGCGGCTCGGCATGCAGGACGGCTTCGTCGCCGGTCAGGACAGCCTCGTCGCCGACATCCTAGAGCACGCCGATCACCTGCGCAAGGCCAACAAGGGCAAGCAGGTCTTCCTCATCATCGACTCGCTTCAAACGCTCGACGACGGCAAATACAAGGACGGCTTCACCAACTCGATGAGCCAGGTCCGTGCCACCGAGATGATCACCAACTGGTGCAAGGAGAACTTCGGCGTGGCTATCATCATCGGCCAGGTCACCAAGGGTGGCGAGTTCGCCGGCAAGCAACAGATCAAGCACACCGTCGACGCCCACGCCCACCTCTTTATCGACGACAAGAAGAACTCGGAGACCTTCGGCGAGCGCCTCTTCGAGGTGCAGAAGAACCGGTTCGGTTGCAGTGGTAAGACCTTCATCCTCGGCATCGAGAAGAAGGGTCTCTACGAGAAGGGCACCATCTCCTACAACGACTGATGAAACCATGCAACTAATTGCATACATCATCGAAAGAAAAGTCATGAACCTCATCAAACGTATCGTGTGGTTGTTCTTCTACATCCCCCGCGCCATGAAGACGCAGATCGTCCTGGCCTTCGCGGCCACCAAACGTTTCTTTAATCGTCCCACGGCACAGGCCAAAGCACTCGGGGCTGGCCTGGCTGGTGGGGTGAGTGGAGCGAAGAAGGCTCTTCGTAAGCAAAATTCGTAACAGAAAAAATTTGACACTGAACAGTGTAAAGCTGCCGAATAACAAGATAGACTAATAACATCAACGGGTTAATCAACCCACCAACGGAAAAGGACTCATCATCATGCAAAACGCTTCTGACAACAAGCTCTCGGCTATCGACAAGGCTCTCGCCGCTGCCAAGGCCCGTAAGGCCATGAAGGAAGGCGCACAGATCACAAGTGACGAATCGCCTGCATACAAGACCCCGACGGCCAAGCCCGTGAAGAAGGTTGATGACGTAGCCCGAGCCGAAGCCAAGAAGCTTCGTGATGCAGAGCGTGAAGCCCGGCGCGCGGCCAAGGCTGTGGCGCCCAAGGGTCCGGTTCACATGAAGAAGATCGCCAAGGCGGCATCAAAGCTTCCGACCATCAACACTGCCACGCAACGGCTCTTCGACGAGATCACGACGAATCTCTCAGCAGAGCAGGTGACGTCCCTCGCCCTTCACCTCCAGCATTTCAACCGCACTAAGGCCACAGAACGTGCCCTCGGCCAGAGTGTAGAGACTGGTAGCAACGTTCGGATCGTAGGTGGTGATCCTCGGTTCATCGGCAAGCTCGGAACCGTTGATCGTGCCCAGCGCATCCGATGCTACGTAAACGTCCCCGGCTTCAAGCGTCCTGTATACCTCTTCACTAGCGATGTTGAGCTGGTTGAGATCCAGGACTCGGTCCTTACTGACTCGCCATCTGAAACTCGGGTTGCAGTTGGATGAATCCGGCGGCGGCGAAAAATTCAGAAACTTTTTTCGACGACAGTGCAAAGTTCACGACCAACTTGGTAGTATCTGATCATACCTCCTAACAAGGAAACAAAGCAATGACCACCATGTCCGTCCGTACCTTCCTCAAGGTCTCCTCTAAGCTCCCGGTCGAGACCTCGGTCCTGCTCCGTGGTAACCACGGCATCGGCAAGTCCCAGATCGTCCGCCAGGTAGCCAAGGGTTTCGGCCTTGATGTCATTGACCGCCGCCTCTCACAGATGAGTGAGGGTGACATGATCGGTCTCCCCTCCACGGATGGCGAGGTTACGCGCTTCAACCCGCCAGAGTGGTACAAGCGGGCGTGTTCCAAGCCGGTGGCTCTCTTCCTCGACGAGCTCAACCGCGCCACCCCCGAGGTCATGCAGGCAGCCTTCCAGGTCGTCCTCGATCGTGAGCTCAACGGCTGGAAGCTTCACCCCCAGACCCGGGTCTACGCGGCAATCAATGCCTCGGCGGCCTACTCGGTCAACGAGATGGATCCTGCCCTTCTCGATCGCTTCTGGGCCATCGACCTCACGCCGGACACGCAGGACTGGCTCGCCTGGGCCAAGGAGTCAGGCACGGTGCATGAGAACGTCGTCACTTTCATCGCTGGCAACGAGAAGTGGCTCGATCCCCCGAAGAATGGTGATGCCTCGGCCGTTGCCCCTAGCCGCCGCAGCTGGGAACGCCTCTCACATGCCTTGGTTTCCAATGGCGTAGCGGATCTTCCGGATGACTCGCTCTTCTATCCGTTGTGCCTCGGTTACGTCGGTACGGAGGCCACCATCGCCTTCCACGGCTACGTCAAGACGATCGACTCCCAGGTGACGGGTGAGGAGATCATTCAGGACTACAAGAAGGTCAAGTCCAAGATCGCCAAGCTTGGCCAAGAGAAGCTCAACGTTGCCATCGAAAAGGTGTCAGACCACGTCACGAAGAATCTGAAGGTCCTCGACGACAACCAAGGTGCCAACCTTCGTGACTTCATGGGTGATCTCCCCGCAGAGCTACGGGTCTCGGCCTGGTCGAAGCTGACGGCTGGTGGGGTCAACAACCTCGAACTCGCCAAGTCGGTTCACAAGTGGTGCGTCAACCACATTCTCTCTGTCTTCGGCGTCGACAAGGACAAGGTCCCCGATGTGCCGGGAATCAACATGGGGAATGGCGACGCAGCTGCAAAGTCGAAGAAGAAGAAGTGACGCGATGCCACCCTTCCAGCGCCAATCCTGGGAGGAACGAGCCTGGGCACGGTACGAAAAGCAGAGGTCGAAAGATCCTGCCACCGAGCCCAAGGCTCGGGCCCGTTTGGATCTAGATATAGCATCTTCGGCCGGGCTCGACCTCACGGTCTCATGGTGCGCCACTCGAAAAATAGAAGTGGAGTTCACCAACAGACGTGAGGCTGGTTCTTTCGTCTCAGATGAAAAAAAGATTTACGTCAACTCCACTCAAACGTATGAGAATCAGCTCTTCATCCTCCTCCATGAGTGCGGCCACCTCCTCGTTGGATCCGGCGACGGAACAACGAACCCTAGGTTCACCTTAGGCTACCCGTCAACCTATGACCCAGCCATCAAAGGTAAGTTCATCCACAGGTGCTCAGTCCTCGAAGAAGAATTTGAAGCTTGGCACCGAGGGCGCAAGCTCGCTAAAAAGTTGAACATTGAGATCAACGACATGCGATGGAACGAACTTAAATCGAGGTTCATTAAGTCCTACATACGGTGGGCTCTAAAAGACCCAGATTTCGAGAGCCATCCGTAGAATATTTCCACGATGAATATTTATGCCCATGAAGGGCAGCGGAAAACGCAAGTGGAAGAGCTTAACTCTGAAGGTCGAACATCTACGCCTCGAGATTGAAGACCGAGAGGAGGTGATGGATGACATCACCAAACAGTTCATGGATGAACTGTCGCAGGTAGCAGATGGTACCGAAGAACCGCCACCTGCACCTCCGCCGCCGCCACCACCCACCATCATCATGGAAGATCGGACCGAAGGGGATCCTACCTCTCAGCCCGATCTTCCGACGCGTGAAGATCCAGAAATCCCAGAAGAAATAAAGGCACTCTGGAAGAAAATCGCGGTCGCCACCCATCCGGACAAGACAGGTGGGGACCCAGAGAAATCGGAACTCTACAAGCGAGCCGCCACCGCTATGGCCGATGGGGCTATCGACGAGATCGTGGCCGTTGCGATGGAACTAGGTATGGACCTACCTGAAGCATCCACGGCTGCCGTCACCCGTCTGGAAAAGGTTGCAGGTGATCTGGAAGGTCGCCTGAAAAATATCGAGAATTCGGTCCTATGGCAATGGGCCTCCGCACCCCAGAAAAAACGTGATGTCATCCTCGCGGCCTACATGAAATCCAAGGGGCTCAAGCCCAAGAAAAAATCATGACGGTGTAAAGTCAATGTCCAATAGGTTACCATTGGACCATGAAGCCTCGACCAAAGATCACGTGGACCAACCCGTCCGCGGTGCCACCGGTCAAGAAGGCTCCCCGCCGTCCCCGCCCGAGTGGCGTCGTTCGTGTAGCCAATGAGCCATGGTTCTACCTAGAACCCCCTATGAACGATGCCACTCGGGTGGCGTGGGACGAGATCAATCAAGGATCACCCATCACCTTCGTCATTGAGGCAACGATTGTTCAATCAAAGGGATTTCCCCTACCTCTCTTGAAGAAGGCAAAGCTGACGCCCATTTTCACGGCCGGCGCACCCGTGACGTATGCTGCCCTCCCCGGTAGCGATCAACTTCCCCAAGGAACATTCGCGGTGTACCTCGGCATGACGACCGTCAAGATGAAACGTTCCACGGGTTCCTCGCACGTCGAAGGCAATGTGGTCGACCGTGCGTTTCGTACGATTCTCGTTGGGCAAAACAAATATCTCCTTGACGATCCTAATATGATTCGAACGGTGTAAAAAGAAACCCCGATGGGGTAGATTGAAGATAACAAAACAACACGCCTACGTAGTCCAGCGGCAGAGACAGTCGACTCAAAATCGATACAGGGTGGGTTCGAATCCCACGGTAGGCACCACCAAAGATGAAACTGGCACGACGACTTCGACCTCAATCACAACTGAAGATCAACACGTACGTTGTCATCTCCCGAGCAGTTGAAGAAGGAATCAAAAGAGGATGGCATAGGGCTCATAAGTACACCGATGCGCCATCCGAACCAACGATCAAATCAGAGATTGAAAAGGAAGTCCTCAACTCCTTAACGGAAATCATCTCCTGGTCAGATGACTAGATTGCAACTAGTTGCAATTACGGGCCTAGAGACATCAAACGGGCTACAAGCATTAGCGGTGATGCAGTAGGCTTTTAACCTTCTGAACTGTGTTCAACTCACAGGTGGCCCACCACCTCCAGGAACGACGAATACTGGAGACTTAGACAATTATTGCAGCTGTGGACCTTGGTGTCGCAAGGAAAGCTCATACTATAAGCAGGTGAACCCCCGGGCCACACATCGGGACAGTAACCGACCCTCCAAAGTCTTTGCCAAATCACCAAGATGATTTAGGTTTGTAAATCGAAAAAAGAAAGAATACCATATGACCATGACAAACAAGAACAACAACACAATCACTGCATACGTCGTCCGCGAGTCTAACAGCCGCCGGTTCCTCACACGACCAACATACAGCGGTCGCGTCCAGGGCGTCTGGGGTACTTTCGATGAGGCTACGACATTCGACACTCGTGAGGAGGCGCAGTCATGCGCGTCGAACATTAACTATCGACGACCAGACGGTTACTCAGCCTACTTTGCTGAGGTTCGACCAGTAGAGCGCCCTTCACGCCGCCGCTGAAAGTAGTGAATGTGTCCCCACCCCGCAGGTCGGGGTGGGGGATTTTTGCTGACAGATAGTTATTCATCCACATTCCGACTTAGCTCAGTTGGTAGAGCGAGGCACTGTTAATGCCTTGGTCGAAGGTTCGAGTCCTTCAGTCGGAGCCAATGTCCTCGTAGCTCAGCTGGATAGAGCAGCGGCCTTCTAAGCCGCGGGTCGCAGGTTCGAATCCTGCCGAGGACGCAAATTGGGGAATCGTTCAATGGTTAGGACAGCGGACTTTGAATCCGCGAATTGGGGTTCGAGTCCCTGTTCCCCAGCCGATACATCTTGAAAATATGGTGTATACTTAGAAATATGAATCATGCGGGTGTAGCTCAGTTGGTAGAGCTGAAGCTTTCCAAGCTTCCGGTCGTCGGTTCGAATCCGTCCACCCGCTCCACATGGGGTATTGTCCCGAGCGGCAAAGGGGGCTGACTGTAAATCAGCTGTCATAGACTTCGGTGGTTCGAGTCCATCATGCCCCACAGCTGGAACGTTATATCAGTTGGTTAGATAGTCTCTCTGATAAGGAGAAGGTCGGTGGTTCGAATCCACCACGTTCCACGGAAAAATCTTTGACAACAGAATAGTTATTCACGTCGGGCCTGTAGCTCAGTTGGGAGAGCGCCAGCTTTGCAAGCTGGATGTCGTCAGTTCGATTCTGTCCAGGTCCACCAAGCCTCCTTAGCTCAGCTGGTAGAGCAACGGTTTTGTAAACCGTCGGTCGTTGGTTCAATTCCGACAGGAGGCTCCATGGAGAAGTGGCCGAGTGGTCGATGGCAACGGTTTAGAAAACCGTCGTGGGTGAAAGCCCACCGGGAGTTCGAATCTCTCCTTCTCCGCAAATATCTTGGAAAGATGGCCGAGTGGCTTAAGGCAAGTGCTTGCTAAGCACTCGTAGGGGAAACCTTACCGCAGGTTCAAATCCTGCTCTTTCCGCAAATCTTCAGTGTAATGTCCTGACAGGACATGATACCCTGACACCATGTTCAAAGTCATTGATCTAGCCGCCCGCCTTGAACGTTGGACGACCGCCTACGAGCTCGGGGATCTCGTCTTCTCAGTCTCTAATCATGGACGAATCCACGTGAAGGTCGGGGAAGAGAGTCGAATCATGAATCTCGTTGATGCAGTGTCCATGATGGGACGGGTATCGGAGACCTTTGAATCCCTATCAGGACTCTAGGCTTCCCCGGCGTGACCACCCAGGACCATCATGTCCTCTTGGGTTAATCTTCTAATAATGTCTGCAAGTTCCCCATATCCGGCTTTTTCGAGGGCCATGGCAGCCTCAAGGAGCCCTAAGACACGGCCTTGATCCATTCCAGCCTCCGTGGCCTGATAGATCATGACGTCGACGGACTCCAACATGTTCTTCACCTGGAAGAGAGTGTCCCATGCTTCCTCCCTCTCTGCACATTTCTTACATGAATTATCGTCCATGGCGCTCCGCCGAAGGTGGTTCAGGGGTTAGACCCGGAATGTGATGGTGGGTAGGTACACCCCATGTGTAGAACGTGGTGGCCCAATGAAATCCCCAGGCCGACAGATACCCTAGCAAGAACCCTGCTAGAAACGTCCTCCACGATGCGGATGACTTGAGACCCTTCACCAATATAACTATCTTTCTTTTGCGATTTTTTTCGGGGACGGTGCAAAGTATACGCCACCCGTGATAGGATGTATCTATGTTCAGCCACACGGACACCGACTTCAACCTGGACCGGCACCTCATTTCTTTCCTCCAGGACACGCCGTTCTTTGCAGAACTGTCCCGGCACATCAGGAAGACGCCGACGCTCGACATGCCCACTGCCGCGGTTGCCTTCGATCCAACGTATGATGACATCACGCTGTACTGGAACCCGGAGTTCTTCCGCGACATGACCGACCAGGAGATCCGTGGCGTCCTCACCCACGAGTTCTACCACCTCATCTTCCGCCACCTCACGGAACGTCGTAAGAAGCCTGCCAAGATGTGGAACGTGGCCACTGACCTCGCCATCAATAGCATCATCTCCGGCCATAACAACATGTCCCTACCCACGGGTTGCCTCATGCCCGGCAAGTTCCCGGAGGCGCCCGAAGGCCGAGAGTGGACGACGGAGGAGAAGGATGCCATGCCCATCGCCCAGCTGATCGCCTCCTTCCCCAAGGACCAGTCGTCGGAGTGGTACTACGAGAAGCTGAAGGAGAAGGTCGAGGAGGAGAAGAAGAAGGGTAATGATGGAGGAATCGGTGACCTCGACTCCTTCGATGACCACACGTCCTGGGATGACCTGACTGACGAGCAGAAGGAAATGGTCGCCTCCAAGGTCAGCGGCATGGTGGAGAAGGCCACGAAGCACGCCGACTCCCAGGCCAACGGATGGGGCAACATCCCTTCAGACCTGCGGGAGGAGATCCGACGCTCGGTCAGCAAGCTCGTCGACTGGCGTAACGTCCTCCGACAATTCATCGGCAACATCGCCCGCGGTGAACGTACGACGACCATCAAACGCATCAACAAGCGCTACCCCTACATCCACCCCGGCGTCAAGCGTGGCTACGTCGCGAAGCTCCTCATCGCCATCGATCAATCCGGAAGCGTGGATGACAACCAGCTCGCCCTCTTCTTCAGCGAACTGGCATCCCTCACGAAGAAGGTCTCGGTCACCATCCTCCCCTTTGACTGCGTCGCCGACCTCCGTGACGCCTTCGAATGGAAGAAGGGCACCAAAGTCCCCGCGAAGAGGGTCCGAGGAGGCGGCACGGACTTCAACGCCCCCACCAAGATTGCCAACGACCCGAAGAACCGAGGCAAGTGGGACGGGATGCTCATCATGACCGACGGCGAGTGTAGTGTCCCTGGACCCTCCCGAGTCAAGCGCGGTTGGGTGGTGTCCCCCGGCCACAAGCTGGAGTTCGCCACCAACGAGATCACCATCTCCCTCGACCCCTCGACCCCCAAGTCCGGAGCATGGCGCTGATGCAAGACATGGTCATGGAGATGGTACGCCATCTACGACCCGACGATGTTCTTCATGGAGGCGAACTAGTGGTAAGAATGGACGAACTCCGAAATGGCACGCAACACATGACGGTCATCGACGCTACAGGAAAAGTGAAACGCGTGGCATACGGATGTGCCTTCGTCCTCATGAGACAGACCCGCGAGGAAGAATGAACCACAAATTCAGCCGAGGAGACCTGGTCGTCAAACTGAACTGGCACAATAAACCCATGGAGATGGGCATTGTTACGGGCGAGAACGCCGACCTGTCTCTTCGAGGCCGGCTGCAAGTCCTATTCCCCCGCGGACACGCCGAAGAATACCTCCACGACATCTTTCCCCTGGACGACAACAAGATCCAATGGAACAAGTGAACCCGCAGGCGCGTGACAACACCTGCGTGCAACTAGTTGCAACATCAACCCCACCAGGATACGACAACAGGTGAACCACGATGGTGACACAGGTCCACACACCACCCATCCCCCCAAGGATAGACCCCGGCGACCTCGTCACCATCGAACCCAACACGCCCATCTACCCCTCCGCCTACTCCTCGGCAGGTGCCCCCTCCTCCGGTCCCACGCTCATCACCACCATAGTCACAGCCACCTACGACTTCTACCTCGCCGTCATCCTACCCCCTGGGCGTACCGTGTGGGTCCACGCGGGCTCATGTCGACTAGCACGAAAAGCAGACCGAACCTGACATGGGTCATCACAGGGGCACATCCCGCCACCGCCATCTACCCTCAACCACCCCCCACGACTCAGGAGCTCATACCAACAACACAACAACAACCATCCACCACCGGAACAAGCAGACCGAACCTGTCATAGCTCGTCACAGGGGCACTATCTGCAACCGCGCGGCCTGAGAAAAAACAGCAAAAAAAGCTGTACAAACACTTCTCAGCAGAATAGTTAATGTTCGCGGGCTAGGAGTTCATCCCCACCGATGTCATCTCCTGAGCTCCCATGACACATTTGCTGAAAACCTGCCCTCCTGACCCACCAGAGGTACTCGAGATTGTGTCCACTTGTCCTCGCTCGTGGGGTGGCATTTCTGCACGAGGGTGGTAAGAAGTGGATGAGTGTGGTAGAGGGGCAGTGTAGTGGGGTGTGGGAGTGGTGGAATATGGGGTGGAGGCAGGTGGGCGTTGTGTTGTGGTGTCGTCTCTGGATCCGTTTTAGCGTGTTCATCGATGGGTGATGGTGATTTGCGACATTATTGTAGGGGAGTTGTTGGGTCTAGTTGGTTTCCTTACGAGTCTATACGCTATGGAGATCTTCGTCGGCGATGTTGGGCGGGAGTTTGAGGTATTTCTGGAATTTGTCTCCGCCCGAGGGAGGGGGGGTGTCACAGGGATTCGGAGAACGTCTGCAGGGCCGCCATTCACGTAACTGTCGATCGTGTTCCGGGACTTGGCGGTGGGACCGGTCACCAATGATCCATTGATGTAGAGACGAGCATAAGTACCGTTGTAAGTCCCGCAGATGTTGAACTAGCCGCCGCCGTCCTTTTTCTTCTTCTTCTTGGACTTGGACTTCTTCACCGTGGCCCAGTGTTTCGAGGGGGTGGCGGCATTGACTCTTGCCATGGCCCATTGGTGTTGGGACATTCCTTTACGTGAGCCCGAGGTGGCCCAGGCGGCGAGGCCTTTCTTGTATTCCTGTTCCACGGATCCGGGGGTGAGGCCTCTGTCTTCCGCTTTTTTTCTGAGGGTGGATTTGGTTGTCGCGCTGAGTTCTTCTGAGATGATTTCTGATATGAGGTTCCTGAGGAGGTCGAGCGATTCGTCCTTGGTATCTGGTCTGGGTTTGTTTTTCCAGTCTGGTTTTTCTCTTTCGGCCTTTTCCATTCTTTCCCTGCGGGCGTAGGCACGTTGGATTCTTTCGGGATTTTCGCTTTCCAGGTCGGCTTTCGTCTGGTCGAGTTGTTTATCTCTCTTGCTGCCTTGGGGTGCGGAGTATTGTTGGGGGTGGGGTGTGTCTTGTTTATCTCTCTTGTTTTTTTCTTCTAGTTCCATGTCCTTAAGTATTGATCTTGGGGGGATTGGTGATTTCTTATTTGTTTCCGCGCGGGGGTGGGATGAGGGTGGTGTCACCCTCTCCGGAGGCGTATAGTTA